TACTTTTAGATCTTTTAAGTCCAAGAACTAAAAATGGGAAAGATAAACAACCTTCTTGCATCATAACAGACTCATTAGAAGTTGACACTAGCTTTGGATTGAATAATGTAATATATGTATCAGCATAACCAATACATATAACAGAATAAGGAATCCCACATTGATTTGCGGCCAATCCAAATGCTTTATGTGTTGAAATAGTTTTAATTAAATCTCTAGACAATTTAGAGGCTTTTTCCAATCCTTCAGTTTCAAATGAAAATTCTACTGTTGGAGTTTTAAGAATAAGATCTGTTTCTGGTACTAAACTTAGTATTTCCCCAGAATCAACTTTCATAGTTGTTGGGTTTGAAGTATCAATTGTAATAATTTCGCTCATTGAATCACCTTTAATCTAGAAAAATTCTTAACCATTTCAAACTTTAACGCTCTATCGAACCTATCTTTAATCTCTTCACCTTTAGGTGAAATTACAAATATATTTGTATTATAATCTAAATCTCCTAACATGTCAAGAAATAAATCTATTCCTGGTTCATCAAAAGATCCATCTACAATTTCATCCATAAAAAGAAGATTACAATCTACACTATTTTTCATTTTAGAAATATCTCTAAATGCAAATAAAAGAGCTAAGTCTATTCTTAATTTCTGACCTTCTGAAAAATTATTGTATTGAAATTCATCTCTATGTCTTGATTTTATAACTTCTTCAAAGTTTTCATTTATATTAAAATTAACAAAAAAATTAAGTTTAGATAGATATGTGTTTATTCTTTTATTAAGAATTGGAAGATATTGTTTTATTATCTTAGTTTTAATCCCACCATCTTTTAATAATGTTGCACAATATTCAAGATATTTTTTATCCTCACTTAATTTTTTTTGTTGAGAAACAAAAACTTCATATTCAAAAACTAACTCTCTAAGTTTATTAATATCTTCTTCAGAAACTACTGAACAACCTTCTATATTTTCAATCTCTAAATTCAAATTTTTAATAAAATCTTTATATGAATTTATTTTTGTATTTATTTTTGTTATTTCATTATTATGATCTATGATTTTATCTGAAATGTCAGATATTTCATTTAATCTACCTTCTAAGGTATATATCTCGTTTTTTAACTTAACATATCCTTCTTCTAGTTTTTCTTTTTTTGATTCTATCGAAGTTACATTTTCTTTTTTAAATTCAGGTAATATTACCTGTTTGCAGGTAGGACATGAATCATTGCTACTATAAAAATTTAGTTCTTTTGTAAAATTAGAAATATTATTTTCTAATTTAGCTTCCATCTGAATAAGTTTTTGTTTTTTACTACTGGAAGAAGTTTTATCCAATATACTATTTTGCAATACTTTTACATGTTGTTCTATTAACACAACATCGCTATTTAATTTTTCAATTTCATTTTCATATTTTTTTACAGATTCTTTCTTTTTTAAAATATGAGATTCAGAATTTTTCTTTATTTCTTTTATTAAATTATTTTGACTATTAATCTTCTCTTTATGAACTTCTATATTAGATTTTAATTCAGACAATGAAGATTTTATATTACTTACTTTTTCCTTAACCAACACATTCATAGATGAGAATATTTGAATGTCTAATAGATCTTCAATAACTGCTCTACGATCAGCAGCAGATAGCTGCATAAATGGAGTATATCTAGCAGAACCAAGAATATCTACTTGTATAAAAGATTTATAATTCATTTTAAGAATATTACTTTCGAGATATTCTTGATAGTCTTTATTAACTGCATCTTGAGTTAAAAGAACATCATCTATATAAATTTCAAATATATTAGGTTTCATCCCCCTAATAATTTTATAATCTTTACTACCAATACTAAATTCTATTTCAACCAAACAATCTTTTTTGTTTATTGAATTAGGTATGTTTGGTTTATTTATTTTTCTAAATGCTTTTCCAAATAAAACATAAGTCAAGGCACAAAGAATCATGGATTTTCCATGACCATTTAATCCAAAAATAATTGTTTTATTATGTGAATTTAAATCTACTTCTATATATGTGTTACCAGAAGATAGAAAATTTTTAAATTTTATTTTTTTAAATACTAATCTCATTCAGATTCTAACCTAACAGCTTCTTGATATAAAACTTCCATTATTTTTTTCAATTCTTGAGTATCAATATCTTTATTTTTTATCCCATCAATATATTTGTTCATAATAGTTATAGTATCCTGTGTTTCATCTACTGAATCTTCATCTGAAGATAAATCAACAACATCCTCTACTACAGTATATCCAGCAGGATTTACTTGATCTAAATGATCTAAAAATACTTGAAATTCATCTGTTCTACTACTAACAGAAACTTTTAAATAACAATTAGTATATTTTTCCAAATTTGAAAAATCAATAGAATCATCATATCTTATTTTATAATAAGTTTTATATGGATTTTCTATAAATTCTATAGTTCTAGTTTCTGTATCAAAAATATGAAATCCTTTAGGATCTTCAAAATCTTGCCATGTTAATTCATAAGGAGTTCCAACATAAAATATATTTTCTTTGTGTGATTTGTGATGGTAATGACCAGAAAAAACATATTCATATCTAGAAAACATTTTAGGATCTAATCCATCTTTACATTCAACACCTCTATACATAGAAAAGTTTTGAATTTCAAAATGTCCCATACAAACCAAAGATCTTGAATTTGATATATAATTCAAACATTCTAATTCATTTTCTTTACAAATCCAAGGAATAATATCTATTCCATTTATATTTGTAGGAGAATCAATAATCGTTATATTATTATAGCCACTTAATAATAAAGTAGATGAATTTATAGATAAAGATTCTCTATAAAATATATCATGATTTCCTATCAATGTATATAAATGTATTTTATTTTCTACTAAAGCATCAAAGAAATAAGATTTTACTCTATCTACTGAATATAGATGTGCTGCTTTACGATTATCCCAAAGATCTCCTAATTGGAATATTGTAGATATTTTATTTTCTACTAAATGCGGGATTAAAAATTCTGAATAAAATTTCTCGAAATGATCATGAAAAATCTTACTATTACCACGAGCACCAAAATGAGTATCTCCTAAAATACAAATTTTACTCATCAAAATCATCCATAAATTTTTCAATTCCTTTCTGCTTTGAAATCTTAATTTTCTTATCTTTCATTGTATTTTCAAATTGCTCTATGAATTCATATAGATTATCATATATTTGAATTTGACTAAGAATTGATTCATCCAAATCTTCTAATTCTTCTTCTCCTAGAACTCCAAAATTTTCTGCTGCTTTATATTTAACATATTGCTGTTTCTTTTCTTTTTCTATTCTTCTTAAGAAAGCATACCAAATAATTTTGGTAAAGTAGGCAAAAGGTTTATCATATTTAGTTGAATCAAAATTATGAAAATACATTAAACAGTTTTCAACTGCATCTAGTATCATTTCATCCTTATATGAATAAGAATAAAAATTTGGTCTTTGTGCTAACCCTGTTGCTATTTTTAAAAAACACTCCCCAATATAATTGGGGATTCTAGGTTTAGGGAGTTTATTTTCTTTTGCATCCTGTAGAAGGGTTTGATATTCTATTAGTGCTAAAGTAAAATCTTCATTATTTATATAGTTATGCTTTTTCTTTGTTTGATCTGCCATTCCATCTTCTCCATAATTAATTCCATATTATATACTATATCACAAATTCATAAATTAATCAAGTTCAAAAAGTTCTTGACTTTTTTTTAGTTCTGGTGTACTATATATCTGTAGTCCGATGATAATCTAATTTAACTTTATATTATATAATTTATAATTAAATTTCTCTTGATTGTAAAATTTAATTCTTTCTAAAAAGTGTATAACTGCAAAGTTCTGATAGCTATCAGTAGAAAGATCATCTACAATATCATATAAAGTAGCATGATCTTTATCATTATTCAATCTTAATATTCTACCTATACTTTGTAATGTTCTTATTCTAGACTTAGAAGGATGAGTAAATATTACATTATGTAAATTTTTTATACTTACTCCTGTTGAAAATACACCATTAGAAGCAATTATTATAGCATTTTCTTCAGATTCTACTATTGATCTTATAGATTCTCTATCTTCTATTTCTGTTTTTCCATGAATGAAGAATACTTTTCTATTTCCAATTAACTTACTATCCTTAATAAGATCATATAATATTTTACCATGAGACTCTACTAATTGAAACAATAGAAGAGTATTTTTATTCATACTTATAGCTAAGTTTTTAATAAAAATATTTCTATGTTTATTTGATATTATATATTTTATTTCCTCTTGATATTTAAGTTTTTGTTTTCTGAATTTATTACAAATATCTTCATCATATTTTAATAATAAACATTTTATCTTTAAATCAGTTGCTTGTTTCTTATCAATAAGTTCTTTTGTAGAAGATATTCTTATAGGTTCTCCAAATAATCCAGTAAGAACATTTTCATGCGTTTTACTACCTGATAAAGTTCCTGTCATTCCTATTTTATATATAGAATTTGTACAATTGTTTATTATGTCTGATATACTAGATGCTTGTGCAAGATGAACCTCATCATTAATAACAAAATCAAATTCTTCAAAAAAAGATTTATTTTCTATGTTATGAAGACTTTGCCAAGTAGATATTATAATAGGTTTATTTGAACTTTTTTCTTGCCCAGAAAATATAGTATGTACATTATCATAAACATCCCAATCTGTATTAGAAGAATAATCTTGGAAATCTGATTCCAATTGACTACATAAAGATACAGTTGGAACTATTATTAATCCTTTTTTACATCCATGTTCTATTAAATATCTAGATATTAGGTATGCTATTAAACTTTTTCCACTAGAAGTAGCACTCAATAAAATATTTCTTTTTTGTTTTAATGCTAAAAATAATCCTAATACTTGATAATCTCTAGCTGTTATCTTTTCTCCTTTAGAATGAATATTAAGATCTTTTATATACTGTTTAATACTATCAGTATCTAATTCTTCTGAGGAATTATCATAACAAATTTTATATGAATACTCTCTTTCTTTGCAGAATTTTATTAAACGATTAATTAATCCACAAGGAAGTTCCTGAGTATATGCAGAGAATACTCTTATAATACCATCCCAAACTTTGGCTTTATATTTAGGATTAAATTTATAACCAGGAACATAAAAAGAAAAGTAATCTGAAAGTTCTTGAGCAACTCCACGAGAACATCTTATTTTTAAAAAACTTTCATTTTTTTTATGTATTTCTATATCAAAGTTCATTAAGCACCAGCTAAGAATTTTTCCCACTCGATATAACTTCTCAATTCCCAATTTCTATTCTTTATTTCATTTAATATAGATTCAATAGAATATGATACTTGATCGTGATAAGCTTTTTTCTGTAAGATTTTATTTAAATCATCGTCTGCGGATATATATCTATCTATATTTCCCTTAGATCCTAGTTTAAGATCAAATTGTTCCCATCCATAAGTATTTAAAGTTTCTTCATCAAGATGTCCAAGATAATATTCAGTTTTAATATTTTTCATTTTATCATAATTACTTTTGGTTTTTATAGAAGCTAATTTATGTTCGTTTAATATTTTCAAATATTTACAATGTAATAATGGAATATTTAACAATTCGCTGCTTATGTTTGTTCTATCTATAATACAATCTACTTCCCACATTTCATTAACTTCTTCAATTGTTTTCATATTATAATCACCTCAAAAATATTTATCACCTATTTATATGGAATAAGTGATAGTTAAATGTTGCTGTTGCTGTAACAACTGTTTCAGAACTTTCTTTTGTGCTAAATTGTATTTCAGATAAAGATACTGGAAATAAATTAGCAAAATGTATAGAGAGTTTAGGATTATTTAGACCAGATAAAATAGTAATAATTGCATCACAATATTGAGGAGTATCTAAATTTAAAGAAGATATTTGTCTATTCATTAATTTATATTCTTCAAAAGAACAAGGAAATCCTATTCCCTTCATCCATTCATATATAACTTGATATGACCACATTTCTTCATCTATTATAAACTCTACACGCAATTCTCCAAATTTTATTTTATCTCCTGGTCTAGGAATGTCAACAAAAGGAGATGTTTGTATAACAGGCTCAACTAATAAACTTGGTAAAGAAAATGATTGCAAAAAATAAGTCATTGTGGTAATCTTAGGGAATACCATTTGAAATTTAGTGGGTTGTAAATAGTTTGTATTTTGTGGGTTTCTGTTTAAAGCACTCATATTTTTTCCAAAAGTTGTTTTTACTATTTATGTATGCTTTTATATTAAAAAATAATAAATACATAATAAAACACATTTAAGAGGAGTTTCATGAAAAGTTTTAAAAATTTCATTAAAGAAAGTGAAAAAAATGAATCATTTAAACAAGATGATAAAGGAAGATGGGTTATTGCACCTAATCTTAATTATGGTAACAAAAAAAGACCATTTAAACAAGATGATAAAGGAAGATGGGTTATTCCACCTAATCTTAATTATGGTAACAAAAGAGATAAACTAAAAGAATCAATTTTATTTGAAATTTACCATACACCAACAGAAGAAAATGAGTTACATTACTCAAACTCAGATAATTATACTCCAATGAATGATGCATTAAATAATTATCACAATGATGCTAGTAGTAATTGGAATAGTGATGATTATTCTAATATTAGAAAATATACTGAAGGAAGTTCATCTATAGCTGATATTTTGCATCAGTTCCACAATGGAGAAGCTTCTAAATCTGATATAGATTATAAGAGAGATCATATAAATGGGCTTGATAGTGCTCTTAATCGTGCTAAACCAGCACCATTTGACTATCATGTATATCATGGTATTAAATTTAATCCACAAGATTTATTTGATAAACAAGATGAAAGTCAAAGATCTTCTTCTGGTAAAATTAGTGCTAGATTACAAGGATCTTCTGATGATAGTGCAGTAATGCATCTTCCTGCATATACTTCAACATCATTGAATGCTAAAGTAGCAAAAAACTTTTCTGAGCCAGATAGAAATAATGTAAATCATATTTTAAAATTTCGTATTCCAATGGGATCTACTCATGGTGCTCATATTGATGAACATTCTGAATATGGAATACACTCCTATACTGATTCTGAATATGAAACATTATTAAAACGTGGAACTAATTTTAAGATGAGTAAAACTCCAGAAATAATAGGAAATACTCATATTTGGCATTGTGAAATTTTAGGACAAGATCCTAAAGATGTTAATCCTAAAATTTCTAGATATGCTTCTGAGGAAGAATTACATAATTTAAGTAAATCGGAAGATCCTGAAATTCGTTCTGAAGTAGCTGCACATACAAATACTTCAGGAGATACATTACATAGAATGGCTATGGATAAAAGTAACAATAAACCTACATTACAAAATATAGCATTAAATTTAAATACAAAAACTCATACATTAAATCATTTATCCG